GCCCCGCTGTAAATAGCCCTGCTGTAAACGGTGAGAATGCCATCATTAAGCCTTTCTAGAATGCCAGCAGGTTTGTATCCAGCAGACCGAATGACACCGCGCCGGGGACGGTGGTGCTGTCGAGCGTGAAATATCCCGCCTGGTCCGTACTCTCGAAAGTGTATTCGACGGCGTGAGATCCCGGCGTAATGGAGTGCTTAATGCCGCTCACGATGAGCGTTTGCGTAACGCTTGCCGGGGTGCCGACGCTGTAGGTTTTCTGGACGCTTGCAATGCGCGTGAGGTCGGTTGAGAGGGCCGTTACCTGATCGGCCGCCGATAGCGCGGCCAGCTGCACGGTCACGCCCGTAAACCTCAGCACCGGATCCCGGTAACGGCCGAGGAGGTAGGCGCCCAGTGCTGTTACCTCGGCGACGGTGCTATTCAGGAGGTCCAGTTTCGTGAGCTGTTGCGCCTGGTAAAGGGCAATGCTCGTGGCATCGGATGCCGTGGCTGCCGGCGTCGGCCCTGCCGGGCTTTGAGTCTGCACGTAGTTATACAAGAGCTCATCGCCGTACTGGTTCGTGAGAGTCCTGTACGGAATCCCGCCTGAACCTGTGTCGACGAAGGCAATGGACGAAACAGGATTGAGGACCGCGGCCCTGCCGGTGAAGGTGAGGGTCCCGGCCGCGTTCATAAACAGGAACCCCTGCTCAGAACACGCCACGGTCTGAAGGTAGCTGAGCACGTTCGACCCGGCCGCGATTGCGTACGCGCCCAGTGTGGAGGAACCCGTGCCCACGCTGTAGGCGCCTTGGTACACCACCTCGGGGCGCGTGAGGACGGCCGCCACGCGCGCGCTCGAGGACTGTTCGACCGGTGTCCAGGCGTTCATGGATTGATTAGCTAATACCGTGAAAGCATCGGCACACGCTACCGTTGTGACGTTTGCGGATTCCGTGTAGCCGTAGTCCAAGTCCCAATCAGTGATAAACCCGCTGTAGATAGTCACCCCGCCGGCCAGCACTTGCACGGGCTGACGCGGTGCCACGAATGGGTAATAAATGCTCGCGCTGTTGAGCGGGTCGAGAATCCGGGTGGGATCGTATATTTGGAGCTGAGCGGTGCCGCCCGTGAATTGTTCCATCTCACGATTCCGGCCGCGCGTAATGCTGACTGAGCGAATCATGCTCGTAAGGTCGACCATCTGATACCCGCCGAGAGTGCCGGTGTCGAGCAGGCCATACGAAACCGCGCCCGGCACGGTCGTGCTGTCAAGCTGAAATGGCGTTCCGAACGCGGCCGTCGTCTGAAAGCCCACGAGCACCTGGACGGTTGGCGCCGTCATGCCGCCGCGAACACTGGGCCGCTACGCCGTTGGGCCTGTTGGATCGCTTCGATAATCTGTTGGCCGATCTGATCCGGGGTCGACACTAGCCCGGCCTGCACATTGATCGTAATGCCACCCCCGCCGAATCCGAACTCACGAGCGCGGTTCAGCGGGACGACGGCCTCAGTGCCGGCCTCGCCGACGACCGCCAGGGTCGGGCCGGTGACAATGCCGCCTTCAGCTAGCCCGACGGTTCGCAACGATTTGAGGAAATCAGGAGGGCCGGGGAGGCCGGGGATGTCCGGCCAATTGTTGTAAATCGCTTTTGCAATGAATCGAATGGGCGAGAGGACGGCCGCCTTCAGGATGTCGGCTAGCCCAGCCACGGCGGTTTTCGCGGCGTTAATGATGAAATCGCCAATCGCCGTGCCGATCTCTCCGAAGAGACCGCCGATCTTCTTAATCTTGTCGAGCAGGTCGCCGGGGAGCTCCTTTATCTTGTCCCATATATCCCCGGCGAGGCCAGTGACACCCCCGACGATGAATGACACGACCTTTCCGCCGATTGTCCCCAGCGTGGAAAGCCATTCGCCCGCCTTCGTGAGCAGGAACGAGGCGAGGCCGCTGATTGCCGCCCATGCTGATTCGCCGAGAACCGCGAGGCCGGCCACGATGCCGTTAAGGATTGCCACCCCAATATCCTTCGCAATCCCCAGGAGCAGCATCGGCAAGGCGATGAGAGTCGTCTTTATGTAGTCGACGACCCCGCCGATCATCGTTTTGAGGCCTTCCCACGCGGCGGAAAAGTCGCCGGTGATAATGCCCTTAATCACCTCGAAGGCGCCACGGATGATGTCCCAGGCGGCCATGACTGGCCCCTTCAGGAAATCGACGACCTTTCCGATTGTCTCCTTCACCGCTTCGAACGCGCCATTCACAATGTCGCGGAAGGTTTCCGATTTCTTGTACAGAACAATTAGCCCGGCGGTGAGCGCGACGATCGCCACCACTATTCCGATGATTGCAATGCCGACTGGGTTCAGCGCGAGCAGGCTCATGGCAATATTGGCGGCCACCACACTTGCCGCGAGCACACCAACGGCGCCTGCAATTGCGAGGAATATTCCGGGGTGCTTTGATGCCCAGTCGCCGAACGCTTGCAGCACCGGGAGGATCTTCTCAATCGCCGGGAGCAGTGCAGCGCCCACGGCCTCTTTCGTTTCGTCGAACGCGATCGTGAGGCCCTTCATTCGGCCCTCGGCCGTACTGGCCGCCGCGCTCGCATCCCCGCCGAACTTATCTTTGAGCTTGCCCATCATCTCGTCGACGCCGGCGCCTGAATCGGCGAGATTCTTCATCGACGGGTCGAGCTTCTTGAGCGCGCCAGTCTGTCCCGAATATGCTTTTGCCAACGCGGAAGACACCGTGGATAGCGGTTTTCCCGTTGCCGCTGCAATATCTAGCGCGAGGCCTAAGCCCTCCTGAGCGGTGGTGAGGCTACCCGTGGCGATTGCGAGATTCGCAAGCGCGGGCCGAAGGTCATCATCCGCAACAGCCGTTGCCCGGCTCGTTGTCGAAATGAAATCTTCGTTGGCTGCAATCTGCCCGTCCGTTGCCTTCGTCGTCTTATCAAGGGTCCGGGCTAGCTTCTCCTGCGCGGCCTCATCGGCCATTGCACCCTTCGCGGCGTCGAACGCGGCAACGCCCAGGGCCACAAGCGCGATGCCGGCGGGCACTGCGCTTTTCCGCACGGCGTGAGCGGCCTTCGCCCCGGTCCCCTCGAGCTGGCCGAACTTCTTAACAGCGCGATCGATTCCGCTCCCGTTGAAGTCAGTGAGGATTGGAATCGTAATCGCCATTACCTGACCGCCTTTTGAACTGTTGCCTCAGCCTTGCGAACGAGCTCAGATATTCCATCAATGATTCGCGCGGTGTTTCGGTCGACCGTTGGCCACATATTGCGAGAGGCCTTCGCCCGCACCCGGCCGCCCATGACTGTTGACGTGCTCACCGTTTCGTACATCTTTGCCGCCGCGTAGCTTTGGCTGATGTAAACGACGTTATTCGAATCCCGGCGCGCGCTGACCTTGAGCTTCACGCTTTTGCGAGCCAATGCGAGATCCCACGGAAGCATGGCATACGCGTGTGGCGTCCAATTGTGCCGCCAACCTGAAAGCGGTGAGGGTGGATAATTCATCTTGATTTCCTGCACGATCGGTTTCAGCACTTCGCGGATCCCGGCCCGAAACTCCTTCGCGGCCTCGGGGTCGATCCGCCGTAGGGCTTTGATCGTTTCCTTAATGTCGACCCGCTCAATTGTGAGGGAGGCCGGCACTAACGCTCCGCAAGGATCGAAAGTGTGGTGTTCAGATCCTTCAGCGTAAACGGGACATCCGGGGGCCAGTAGCCCGTGACCGCAAGCACCTGGGCGAGGGCGTGGCTCACTGTTCCCCGTCGGTAGGGTTTGCGTCGTCCCCTTCTGTTTCTTTGACGGCTTCGATCTTCGGGTTTTCCATAAGGAAATCGTCAAACTTCAGCGGCACGGAAACGCCCTGGCTTGAGGCCGCCCGCCAACACACGAACGCAATCCATTCCATGCGAACTTCGGTTTCCATGACCGTGAACGATCGGTCGAACTTGCGTTCGAATTGCGTCGTGACATAGAGAGTCGTCACGTCTAGGTCGTGTGTCTGGCCGCCGTACTCGAGCGTAAATTGTGCTGGCATTGTGTCCCCTTAGTGTTTGCCCTATGGCGTGATGTCGCGCGACCAATCCCCACCGGAAAACGCGACCGTGAAGATCTGAATCTGTCCGTGATCAATCGCCAACGGATAATCGGCGATCATTGTCGACGTGAACGTATATTCGGGATTGGAGGCCGAAAGGGCGCCGGGCTTAATCACCAAGACGATATCCGTGGTGCCCGTGCCCACTTCGTCGTACAGCACCGCTTCTACTTCGCCGGCGCCGTAGCTGGCATAGAGGTCGAGCGATCCGTCGACGCTTTGCAGGCCGCCGGTCATGCGCTCGCCGGCATCGCCGAACGCCGTAACGGTGAGGGCGGTTTGGCCCACAGTGAAATCGACCTTGTTGCACTGCGCGGTGAGGTCGACCCCACCAATGGTGAGAGATGTGATCTCTCCGACGTAACTGGTTGCCATTCTTTCAGCTCCTTAGTGTGGATACTCGTACGGTGAGGTCGTAGGTCGGAATGTTCTGTTCGCCGGCCACGAGGAGGCCCGGAGCGCCCCGGAGGACAGATATCTCACTGTCCATGATTGTATCCGCGGCCGAGACGAGGTAATCGACCGCATCACTGTTGGCCGGCGGGGCGGCGAGGATCTTCAGGGAGAACGTGATGTCCCCGATGTTGCGGTTAAAGGTTTCGAAGGTGGGCGGATCGATGAGCACGGTCATGGGCCGCGCGTTTCGAATGTCGGTCACTACGACTAGCCCTAAGGCGGTAAGGCTTGCCGCTACGGTTGCTTGCGCCTCGGCAAATATGCCCGTGGCACTCATGCGACCTGGCTCCTGCCAATGCCCAACAGCTTGTTGATTTGGCCCATCGATCCGAACGGCGGCGCCTGCCCCATGCCGTCGAAGGAGCTGAATGAGTCGGTCGAGCCGCGTTCCCTGTACAGCGTCGCCCCATACTGAATCGTCCCCAACAGCACATCGGGCCCGGGGACCGTGGTGAGCTGATCGAAGTACCCCGCCTCGCGCCGGCGCCTGTAGGCGAAAGCGTTCGCCGCGTTCGTTGCGGTCGTGACGAAAGCCTCATCGTTTAACGTGGCCGGATCGATGCCCAGCCAATCTAATACGTCCTGATCACTTGCCCAGGTGCACACCGGATCCCATGTAAGGGTGCCGGCTGGAATAACGGCCTCGCGCGCGACATCGGCGCCGGCTGAATAGAACAGGAGCTGATTCGGGAGAATGATCTCAGGATCAAACAGCCAATCGCCTTCGTCATTCACCCCTAGGTACAGGTGCACCGGGACCGCTTGCACGGTAAACGTGCCGTTAAACCCGGACACGCTTGCGATCACGACCACCTGCCCCGTGCCTACATCGGTTGGCTCAAGCGTTTGCACCACGACGTAATCGTCGATGCGCTGCGCGTGAGTAACTGAAAATACGGACATGGGAACAGGTGGCCGAGAGGGCTAGAAAGTCGCCTTCACCATGAGAAGCGGCTCAATAAACAGGGTTGCGAAATATCCGCGAAATGCGATCGTCCGGGAAAGGGTGGACGGCACGTCGACGCTGATCGCGCCCTTTTGCTGCTCGTAAATCTCGAAGCCTCGAGCGTCGCCCACAATAACGGTGTCAGTCTCGAAATTGCGATCGACCACGACCCGGAGGCCGAAGGCCACCCCGGCGGCCTCGGTCACGGCGAGATCCCCATAGGCGTTCATTGGTCCCAAATTCGGGAACAGCGGTCGCCCGCTGGTGTCGGTCAGTCCGATGAGATAGCCCCACATATTCGGGCTAACGAACAGGTGAGTCGGAAGGTTGCCGTCCGAATTGGTCAGAATGTCTTGCGCGGCAGTGGAAATAAAGTCGGCCCACTGGGAGGGATCTGTGGCGTCGTTCCCGAACGCCACAGTCTCCGTTGCGCCGGTCTTGAGCGCGTCGGCCGCGATGTCGTCCGTCTTGTTGGCGTAGATTCGCGCCATATCGTCGAGGAGGAGGCCGATCACCTCGGGTGACGAAAAGTCCTGGGCCTGTTCCGAAAGTGTGACGTAACCGCCGACGGTATTTTTCGTTACCTGATTTTCCGAGATCACGAACGTGCCATCGTCGAGGGCGGTGTTCTGCGTTGCCTGCTCGCCCATCGTGGTGTGGGTAGTGACCTGGGGACGGATGAATACCTTGCCGCCGCCTGGCATCGCGCGGGCGCCAATGGCGTCGATCACTGGGCGGTTACCCACGAACGAATTAAAAACGGGGGTCACGATCGGAAGCGGCAAGATGCCGGGGATATCCGTAGTGATCACGTCCGGGGCAGCGGCGCGAATCCCGGCGTCCATTGCCTCGAGCTTCGCGGGATCCGTGAGCATGGCCGAAACGTACTCGGCCGGCGTCGGCATGATGAACGGCCGGCGGGCTTCTGCGTAGATGATCGGCTGTGTAGGAATTGTGGCCTCTGCCGCGATCGGCTCGGCCTGTGCGGCGTCGGTCATTTCCTGCTCCTGTTCGGTTTCTGGTTCTGGTTCTGGGTCTGGGTCGGCCGCGTTTGCGGCCACGTTGGTAATCTTTGCATCCGAAAATGCGGGCACTGCTACCAGGCTGAGATCCCTCAGCACGGCTTCGGTCACGGTCATGACGCCTTGGGCGTCGGTCGAAAACGTGATGGGTCGAGCGCCAACGCTCACGGAGTCGTACGCGCCTGCCTGAAGGAGCGCGACGGCATCGCGGGATGCGCGGGTGTCTGCCAACGTCGCTTCGAACTCGAGGCCCGCCGGCGAATCCGTGAGGGAATTGACGACGCCGCGCAGCTGTGTGATGTCGTGATTCTCAATCAGCTTTGCGGGCTTCTGGCCCACGTCGAACGCGCCGCGCGAAAACTGCACACGGGTGCCGTCCGAAACGGTCGCCACGACATCCCAGGGGACCGCTAGCCCACTGATCCGGGCAGGCTGTACAGCGTCCCCCGCCTGGGCGGTGATAAGTGTGGGATCGGCGTCGAAATAAATCATAGGGCTGTGTCTCCTACCTGTTGGGCCGTGGTGGCGGCCGCGTCGGGTGAGTCCGGGAAAAAGTCGGTGAGGTAATTTTCCACGTCGAACGCGACATGGCGCCCTCGAGGAAGGATGTCGTCCATCGATAGCCGCTCCTGAATTGCATGGAGGATTGGCCGCGCGCCAAAGATCAAGAGATCTTGTCTCGCCTGTTGTGCGTTGGCGTAGGTCATGCCGGATGTATCGATTGCCAAGAGATAAGCGGGGCAATCCATGAGCCTCGAGAGCTCCCTTGCCGAATACTCCCTACCCTCCACGAGCTGAAGTTTCGATGGGTCACTGTCGAACCCGTGAAACTCCACGAGCTCGTTTAGCGCGCCGATGGAATTAGTCCGTCGATTGTTCGCCCAGGCGGCGGCCATTTCGCCCAGCTCCTCGGCCGACATCGGTTCCCCGCCCTTCTGTTGCAGGTACCCCGCCGCGATCTCGTTCGTCGCAAACCGTTCGGCCGATTGGTCAAGTCGTAGCGCAATCTGAATCGCGCGGCGTCCCTGGTAGACAATCCCCTGACTCCCGCTCAGGAATTGCACGAGCTGGCCGGTGTCGAGCGGGAGGCCGTTAAATTGCACTTCGTCGGCCGGCCCGAACCATTCCGGGGGCGCGTTGCCGGGAGTCTCCACAAGGTTTGCCGGGATCCACTGAAAGGATGCCGGGAACCCGCTCGCGTACCTCGAGGTGATGAGCCAGAACGCGCGGCCGTAAAGGATAAGGTCACGCGCCGTTTTCGACATGAGCCAATTGCGCGTGACATTGGGTTGGGGGCGATCCATCCAACCTTCGCCCTCCACGTTCAACTCTTCGTACCGCTGGCCCGTCCATTGCAGGGTGAAGGAACGAAGGTTCAGCGTTCCCACCACAGTCGAGAGGAGGCTAATCGCTCGAGCGATTACCGGAACGCTCAGCGCGGCCTCTTCCATACTGCCAACGTGATACCCGATGAATGATGATCCGGGGTACGCGCCGGCGGCGGCGGCGATGGGTGCGGATCCCATAGCGGGGACCGCTTGCACGTCTTTCGGCTTGCCGAAAATCTGCATGGCCTAATGATGTCGCACGGGGGCAATCATTGCAAGCGCAACTAAACGCCCAGGAGGCCAGGGGACACCCTGCGATTCCTCCTGGGCGCCGGGCCAGTCTACCGGCTAAAGGCGATTTGTGGCCGGCGGGTTGTCTGTGGCCGGGCGACGATCGACACCGCCCACACCATGCAGCGGGCGAGCGTGATGGGTCCGTTGCTCTTTTGCGATGAGAGGGTGTAGCCCTGGGAGGAGGCAATTCCCACGGTGCGGTTTACATGCTCCCGTAATACCTGCTCCCCGGTGTGGCTTATCCGATCCTCGAGGAGCAGCGATCGCACCATTCCCGCGTGAGTCTTAATCTCCCTATATCCCACCTGCACTTTCCGGTGCTCGAGCTCAAGGGGCGCGACACTGAACAGCGATGGGGTGAGGGCAATCGATGAGCACGATTTCGCAAGGGCTGAACACTCGCGCCAACAGCCGGCCAGTGAATCAGTCACGAAGGCAACCGTCACGCCAATCATCCCATCGTCCATTGCCACGGCCCGGACGCCGGCATACAGGGAACCATCCTCGAATGAGTCAACAGCCAACACCCCGCCGGCCGGGATCTCTCCAACCG